AAAATATTTCTTCTATCTGTTTGAAGTTGTTCTTCATAATCATAGTTGGTTACAGTTTTGACTGGATACTTAGTTACAAGTCCACCGTCACGATCATCAAAGTAAGTGATACTATAATCTGATGCAACTTTTAATCCCTTAGGAACTACGATCACATTTCTACCATTTCTTTGCTCTACAGTTTCATAGTGATGAACTTCATTTATTTTTTCATAAGACCCATACTTATCTAAAAGATATTGATCATACTCAAGTTGTGTCATGGGCCATTCAGTCTTGACATTAACCACATTATTTGCTGCCAACACCAACCAATCTAAACTTGAGTCATTATAAACTTTAAATGCCACATTATCGGGTCGATCATCTCCTTGAACTTGATACTTAGTGAAGAACGCAAGGTCTTGAAAGATGTCTTCTCTGAGAGCACCTTTTTTAAATAAGTTTTTTACAGGAATATAGTCTGATATATTAGCATCAGGAAGTCTGCTGACGTATTCAAAGTTAGGAACCTTCTTGAAATAATTTGACATTTTAGAAACCTATTTGACTATCAGCATTACCATCAAGATCTGTATAATCATCATTATATACAGGTTCAAGTTCTTGAAACTCCATGGAGACGGTGTATGATGTCATGAAACCATCTTTCAGAGTTGTGTAATTATTCTCAGGAGTATAATCAGTACTGAATGTTTTAAGAGCACACTCTTTCATCTTTCCTATGTAGGGATGTTCTCCATTCGAGGGGGCATGGACAAAGTGAACTTGGAAAGTATGAGGTGCTAGTAAGAAAAGATTACCCTCAGTTCTAATTGGAGCCATTCCTTGTTTAAAAAATCTGATGATTCTGATTATCTCTTCTGCTTCGTCTTTACTTCTTGCAGATAATCTAAATTGGAATGAAAATGGTCTTAACTGTGGACCATTAAAGAGGAGTTCCAAGTTAGGATTAATCGTTGCACCTTTTGTTCTCTTTAACAATCCAGTTGTCCCTGTCATTTTTCCAGCAAAAAATTGTTGAACTGCTAATTTTGCTGGACCGGTGTTTCCTTGCACTGCACCCGCGACTTCATCTAACGCTTGTGCTCCTGCTTTTCCACTTTCTAATCCACCCAAAGCTAATTTTGCGGTGGCCAATTCCATGGCATTCATTCTATTTTCACCCCAATCAGCAAGGTTTTGATCTTTAATTCCACTTTGAATTGGGAGAGCACAAGTCCCTATTATGGTTCTTCCACCGCCACCTTGGTTAAATCCAACTCTTGCTCTATCCCCTGCTCCAAGACCACTTCCAAGAAGATCTTTGGGTTTATATTCAAGCATGGAGAATTGAATATAATCTTGAGATCCATCAAATTTTTTTGGATACCTTAATTCACCAAATTCTTTTCTGGTTCCTTGTGCTGCTTGAATATTTAAATTTTGTACTGCCCGTTGTGCGCTTTCTGCTGCTTGCTCTGGAGTAGGTCCATCTCTAGATATACCTTCATTTAAAAGTTGATCGGCTTTAGTGGTCGCTGTTTCTTCATCGTTTCCTTTCTCATTTACTTCCTCTTTCTTTACGATCTCTGATGCATGGTCTTTAAGTTGTTTTTGAAAGTCATCGCTCAAAAATTCTTTCGCATCATCACCAACTAATACGTCACTGAATCCATCTGGCCATAAAGCACCTAACTGTGTGCCTTCATGTGGAGTAAATTTTCCAGTCTTGGGATCAACTGATCCTAATTTAATATCATTTGCAAACGCATCAAGGAGACCATCTCCTTTTCTTTCATACCAAGTTGTTACCCCAGTTCCCTCATCAATAACTGGGTACAAGGACTTACCTTTGAATACAACTATATTTTCGTCAGCTTGACCACCGTAATAATCTTCGCTTGTAGTATCGTATGACATTACATACTATCTTTTTACTTATTTATCACCAATTTTCCATATTGTAATGACAATAGATCATCAAGTTCATCTTGCTGAACGATATAGACTTGAGTTCCTAATTCTTCCCAGGTATACTGTCGATAGTCTTGGTGATGAAAGTTAATACCACGAAATCCCCACTGAAATAATTCGGTCACTGCAACCAGTGGGTGTTGATCGTAACTAATATTTGGAGTCTTCGCAAAGTATTTGAAGGTGCAGATCTTTCCTTCTTCAGGTATGGGTGTTACAGTATCATTCAGTGCATACATGATCAATTCCATTCTGTCGTCAACATTAGACTCAGATTGAATGTCTTGTCTTACTGGTTCGATACGGTTCATTTGATTCCGAGTTCGTCCTCTGTAATTACTTTGAATTCAATTCGTCTGTCTTCACAGAACTCAACTGCAGCTTTCCATTTTGCTTTATTGACTTCCCAGGTCTTACACTCATACAGATAGGATTTAGTTACTCTCTTTCTCTGCTTTGGTGGTTGAGTTTGTCTCTTTGGTTTCACCTCAACCACATAGGTTTTGATATGACCTGCATTCTCTTTCACCTTGATAATAAAGTCAGGAAAATACTTATGCACTCTTCTATCGAGTGGTGAGATATATGGTATGAAGAATTCTTCGCTACCCCACTCAAGAATGTTCTCGTTTAGATCACAGTAACGGCAAAACTTGCGCTCCCAACTACTACGACATATAATGTTGTTGGGATTACCCTTATATTTCTTAGGGAATGAAGGTTTGTATTTACTTTTTATACTTTCTCCCATACATAGTATATAAAGTCAAAAACTATTTATAGATGGCTGGACGAGTAACGATAGATCAGTTTAAGTCCCAATTAGGGAGACCTTCCCTTACCTCAAAATACTATCTAGAACTTGCTATTCCTCGTAATAGTGGTGAGTTCAGATCTCTTTTGCAGAAAAGGGGAATACAACTTGCTGCCACCGATCAGAGTAATTTAAACTTGTATTGTTCTGAGGCATCTCTTCCAGGTTCAAGTCTTGCACTAATTGATATTGCAAGTGATTATACTGGTGTAACTGAGAGACATGCTCACCGCAGAGTCTTTGATGATAGAATTGATTTTACTTTCTATGTCGATGGAAATAATTATCTAGCGATTAAATTCTTTGAATCCTGGATTGATTTTATTAGTGGAGGTGCAACTAGTGATCAAAATGCACAAGAGAACGATACATATCATTATCGAATGAACTATATTGATGACTATGCTTGCTCTGGAATGAAGATTACGAAATTTGAAAGTGATACTTACACAAAGACTGGAAACAGTTTGACTTATAATTTTATCAAGGCATTTCCTATTGCGATCAATTCGATGCCTGTCTCATATGATTCATCTCAGTTACTTAAGTGTACTGTGTCGATGACTTACATAAGATACACTCTGACACCAACGAAAGCAGCAGCTTCATCAGAGAAGAAAAATACACCCCAACCACAAATTCCAGACGACTTTAGTTTTAATCCTAATCTAAACCTTGGATATGATGTACCAAAATTAAATACGGACTTTAGTAAGAAAGTATTTGATGCAAATCCATCTTTCCCAGTAGACTTCTCAAGAACTGATTTACCATCTTTCCTCTAACCTCAATAAATAATCACACTGAACTTCTATAGGATATTATGCCTTTACCAAAGATTGCCACACCAACTTATGAACTTGAGTTGCCATCTACAGGACAAGAGATTAAATATAGACCTTTCCTTGTAAAAGAAGAGAAGGTTCTTGTGATTGCCTTGGAGAGTGAAGATCCCAAGCAGATCACCACAGCAATTAAAACAGTTATCAAGAACTGTATTCATACCAAAGGTATCAAAGTAGAATCACTTCCTACTTTTGATATTGAATATTTGTTCTTGAATATTCGTGGTAAGTCTGTTGGAGAAGAACTTGATGTTAATATCATTTGCCCTGATGATGAGGTGACTGAAGTCCCCGTGACAATTAATATTGATGACATTCAGATTCAGAAGAATGAAGATCATACAACCAAAATTCAACTTGATGATCAGATCACGATGGTAATGAAGTATCCATCACTGGATCAATTCATCAAGAATAACTTTGACTTTGATGATAAGAATCAGATGGATCAATCATTTGAATTGATTGCATCTTGTGTTGATTCTATTTGTACTGAAGAAGATGTTTGGGCGGCTGCTGATTGCACCAAGAAAGAGGTAACTGATTTCCTTGAGTCCATGAATTCATCTCAGTTCAAGGGTGTGGAGAAGTTCTTTGAGACGATGCCTAAGTTGTCTCATACAATCTCTGTTACTAATCCAAATACCAAAGTTAAGAGTGACGTTGTGCTTGAGGGTCTGGCATCTTTTTTCGCGTAGCCATGGTTCACATGAACCTTATGGCTTATTTTCAACTTAACTTTTCGTTGATGCAGTACCATAAATATTCACTAACAGAGATTGAAAACATGCTCCCTTGGGAACGTGATGTCTATGTTAGTATGTTACAGAATCATCTTGAAGAAGAGAAGTTAAAGCATCAGCACGCGCATGGCATCTAGGACTAGCACCGATCCAATAGAAATACTCTTAGAGATGGGTGTAGACCTAGATAATCTCTCTGAAGAGGAAGATTATCTTAGTGCGCTGAAAGAAGCTATTGCAACAATTCAGTTTCAAACCAAGGGTGCAGGAGATGAAAGGTCTACCATCCTTCAGCAAGAAGTAGTAAAGGTAAGAAAGCAAAGAAAAGCAGCAGACCCTAAGTTCAAAGCAAGAAAGACAAAGATATCTGCAGATGTATTTAAAAAAGGATCTGCTACAGGCACTAATGTTGCACCAAAAGCATTACCTATTAGTGCAATAGTTCCTTATCAGGCACCTGAAGCAGAAGAAGCGGATGAGGAAAAGAAGAAGAGAAAGAAAAAACCAAAAGAGAAAAATCTTCTAGCAGATATTGCAAAATCAGTTGTCAAGATTGCTGACATACTGAAGGAACAGTACGGCGTAAAGAAAAAGTCTGCTGAGTTTGATAGAAAGAAAGCAGAGCAAGACAAGAGAGCACTCCAAAAATCTAAACTATCAAAAGGATTTGAAGCACTCGTAAAAGGTGCTCAGAAAGTAATCGCACCGGTTCAAAGTCTTTTGAGTAGGATATTTGGATTCTTATTCAATCTCTTGCTTGGAAAATTCATAATGAAACTCTTGGATTGGATAGGAGATCCAAAGAATAGAGAGAAGTTTTTCAGTGTTGTAAGATTCCTCAAAGATAATTGGCCAAAACTGATTGCACTATACCTTGTATTTGGTAATAGTATTGGTAAGTTTATTTTTAATCTCACTAAGACCCTGATTGGTGGTGCAGTAAAACTGACTATTGCCATCGCCAAACTGATGGCAGCGAAGAAGATAAAAGGAGCCAGAGGTGTAGCTAAATTCCTTGGTAAACGAGGAGGACTGATAGGTGCAGGTCTTGCCACAGCAGTGACTGTTGGTGGTGCCATGGCAGTCACAAATGCTGTTGCTGGTGGTGGAGGAGAACAACAAACTCAAGCATATTCTGGTGGTGGATATGTAAAACCTGCACCTGAGATGCAACCTCTTCCAAAGAAGGTTACTCAGGAAAGGAAAGAAGCAACAGAAAAGTCTGGACCACTTGGATTTATTAGTGGTATGTCTGGTGCTCAAAAGGGCATGGCACTTGGATCTATGTTTGGTCCGCTTGGAATGCTTGCTGGTGCTGGTATCGGATCTTTATTTGATAATTTTGGAAAGAACAAGGAAGATAAAGTAAAACTTTCAAAACCAAGTGAGGTAACTTTAGAAGTTCCTGCAGAGTCTGTTGATGGTGGTCAGGTAGATGGACCTGGTGGTATTGATAAAGTCCCAGCGATGCTCACGGACGGTGAGTTTGTCATGTCTCGTGGGGCAGTTCAAAAGATTGGTGTTGACAAACTAGAGGCGATGAATGCCGCTGGTGGTGGTACAAATAAACCAAAGGTAGTAGATAATAAAGTATATGCCTCTGTCGGTGGTTATGTTAGTGGCACTGATACTGGAAAAAAAGGAACACCTGATGCAAAGAAAGAGAGCTCAGGTAGTGCTATGTCTATGCCAAGCATGGGTTATAGACTAGGACAAATAAATCCTATGCAGGATTTATCTGTCATGGAAAAAGTGGCTGAAAAAGTTGTTGATAGAGAGAGGAGAGGAGGTCAAGGTGGTAGACGATTAGGTAGTACCACACAAAGAGGAGGTGAAGGGACAAAGATTTATAAGGATGGTCATCTAGTTACATCATATGACAAGTATGGAAGAAAGAAAGAGTATGGAAAACCTGAAGGATTCATGCGTGCTCTTGCTGGATTTGGTGATCTGTTAACTGGAAACTTATTTGATTTTGATAGAAGAAATAAAAAAAATGTTGGAGTTTCTGAGACAAGAATGACAACAAAAGATTTTAAAGGTGATAGAGAGTATACAAGTGATACAACAACCAGTAAAGTCATGTCTGCTATCGGTCGTCCTGATCTTATTGAACATCAGGATCAGATATTAAAGCAGTTGCCAAAGGGAACAACCATCCAAGACGTGATAAAGGGTAATGTCTCAGGTGTAACCCCAGATCAACTAACAAAGATCTTAGCGACTAGTGATGCTCAAGAGGCAACTCGTAAAAATCAGGATAATGCAAGAAGACTTGATCTTGCTATCAGAGGTATTGGTGAAAAAGGTGGAAGCATGATGGCGGGTGATATGACACCAGCACTGCGACAAGCTGAAGCAACAGCAAACAAGAGACATGCTGAGTTGATGAAGTCTACCGATCAAAAGAAAATTGCTGCCTATGATAAACAGCATGGAGAGGGTGCATATTCTCAGAAGTTAAAAGAAAAACTGTATAGAATTTACGGCAATCAATCAACAGGACAGACTCAACCCCAATCAATAAAACCAACAGGAAAAGTTGTTGGTAGAGAAAATCTGCCATCCGCAACACAGAAAGTATTAGCGCGAATGGATGCTCAGAGAGCAGGCACACTCCCACCTGATGTCAAAACTAGTGGACCACTCTTGGGTAGAATGGCGATGGGTATGATGGGTGGGTTGAATAATATGATGAGTGGCCTTACTGGAGGTATCACTGGTGCGATTAATAATCCCAAGTCCTTCGTTGAATCGATGGGTGGAACTGTTGTTGACAGTAATAGTCAAGAACAAAATATGAAGAGGGTTATGGCTCTATCTCCTGAAATGAGGAATGCAGTTTTAGCAGACATGGAGAGATCGCAAGCACCTCAAGCAAAGTTATCATCAAATCAACCACAACCAAAGATATCTGCACCACAACCACCAACACCACCCAGCAATAATGTTCAGGTGATTAAATCTGGTGGTTCTAAAGGTGGAGGTGAATCTCAACAATCATCTAATGGATCTGAACTTCCAGCGATTAATGCTGGTAATGGTAGTAAGTCCAAGTTTACTCTCTTAGGGATTAGTTTTTAAGATATGGCATTACTAGGAGCAGCATTAAGAGTAGGTGGTGGAGCACTGGCCAGAAACATAACTGGTCGTAAGAAGAAGGTAAAACCATCTGCGATTGCACCAGAAAAGGTGATGAATCAAGAGACCCCAAAGAAAGGTGGTGGATTAGTCAGGAGACCTACGTCTAAAACTGCACTTGCGAAACCGATGAAGCCATTACAGATGGCATCGACAAGTGCTG